CAGTCATTTTTTATACTGAAGAGATGACTGAATCAAAGATAATGCTTTTAGAACTTCACGGAATTAAATTTAGGAATAAATATTACAGTAATAGTGCCATCGATAATGAAGACCTTCAAAGAATTTCTTAATGAAAGTAGTTTGAGTAGAATCAAGAGTAAATCAGATAAAGGTGGTATTGCTACGATGTCAGCATCCAGAGCAGATAAGTCTGCCAAAGAGAATCGTGCAAGAGCAAAACAATTAGATAGTGATATAAAAGGTAAGGGATTGCCTGGTGCTACTAAGGTAACTGGTTCATATGTAGAGAAGGGTGATGATGGTAAGGAGAAGAGAGTAAAGGAAAGAAGTCACGTTGTCACTTCAGGTAAGAAGGGTAAGAGAGCATTCAAGAAAGCAGTTAAGTCACTAGGTAAGAAGTATGGACAAGACTCTGTATTGACACAAACGAAAAAAACTGGTACACTATCCGCAACTAGAAAAGGTGGATTAGGTACAAAACCGAAGAATAAAAGACCTTTAGGATCAACTAAGAGAGTTGGTTTAGGTAAATTTAAACCTCAGGGTAAAAACCCAGAGGGCCAATCACAAATCAAAGGAAAGACTTTTACTTATGGATAAAAAACTTTATGATGATTCCAATTGGAGAGAAGAATCTATACCTTATCACTCTGGAAAACAAGCAGAGTTATTGAGAGATGGACCTCATAGTCTTGCTCAATCGTGGATGATGCAAGCAATGTATGGGCAATGGAAAAAAAGGAATGGTTATGATAAGCTTGACCCTAAAGAAAATGAAGGTCAATTGCAGTCATCTATGAAGGAGTTTTTCCAACGACAAAAAGATCAAGGAATATGATTGCGTCTGTAGCTCAGTGGATTAGAGCATCTGACTACGGATCAGAGGGTCGAGAGTTCAAATCTTTCCAGACGCGTAATATGCGAGTGTAGTTTAGTGGTAAAACCTCAGCCTTCCAAGTTGATGATGTGAGTTCGATTCTCACCATTCGCTCTATGACAGTAAACAAAGTGGCACAGATGGGGTTTAAAGACCCCTTTTTTGTTCTATAATATGATTATAGAAATGAAATCCACTACATTATGTTTGAGATTAAAATGACTGAGAAAGAAATTGTTGATGGGTTGAGAAGTAATTATGGTAAAGAGTTCACTGCCCCTGATGTACGTGGATTTTGTGCTGCAAATGACATTGCTTATCAAACTGTCACTAAGAAGATAGAACAATATAAAGTTGGTAGAGGCAAGTGGAACCTTGAAGTTACCACCAAAGCAGTACAGAATATTGAGAATTCATTCAGTGCTCCTGCAGTGGAACCTACAGTACAACAAAACTTAGTTCCAGATCAAGATGATTCTTTTGTTAAGTTTGGTCCTTTCAATGATGTAAAGGCTATCCTTAAGTCTAAGCAGTTCTATCCTACATTCATCACTGGTCTATCAGGTAATGGTAAGACATTTGGTGTAGAGCAAGCATGTGCTCAACTAGGTAGAGAGTTGATTAGAGTTAACATTACCATTGAGACTGATGAGGATGATTTGATTGGTGGATTTAGATTGGTTGATGGTGCTACTGTATGGCACAATGGTCCTGTTATAGAAGCACTTGAAAGAGGTGCAGTTCTATTATTAGATGAAGTTGATCTTGCATCTAATAAGATTCTTTGCTTGCAACCAGTACTAGAGGGTAAAGGATTATTCCTTAAGAAGATTGGTAAGTTTGTTCAACCAGCAGCAGGTTTCAATATTATTGCTACTGCTAATACAAAAGGTAAAGGATCTGATGATGGTAGATTCATTGGTACAAATGTATTGAATGAAGCATTCCTAGAAAGATTCTGTGTAACCTTTGAGCAAGACTATGCATCACCAGCAATAGAGACTAAGATTCTTAGATTGCATTCTGCTAGTGTTGGATGTCATGATGATAAGTACATCAAGCATCTTGTAGACTGGGCAGATATCATTAGAAGAACATTCTATGATGGTGGCATTGATGAGGTAATCTCAACCAGAAGATTGGTTCATATCATTCGTGCTTACAGCATCTTTGGTGATAAGTTGAAAGCAATCAAGGTATGTACTAATAGATTTGATGATGAAACAAAGCAAGCATTCCTTGAATTATATGATAAGGTAGATGCAGATGTAGACATTGACAAAGTGGAGGAATAGTGGTATGGTAAATGCATGGAGCTTAGCTTACGACGTAATTAATGGAACACTTGACGAAAATTTTCCTCCTATGACTGACAATACAATTACATCACTAGAGAGTGATGAGTATGATCCAAAACCAAAATCTGATAAAGAAGATAGTGATTGGAAAGATCCTGTTATTACAGTAGGATCAGGCAATACAGCATCTGCAACATTTGTTAATTTTGATCTTACTGATCAGATTGATACTATTACTATTGATACTAGCAATCATGAGACTCTAGATTTTAGCACACTAGATTTGCCTGATGGTATGACTGTCAATTTTGATATGGACCCAGATCTATGTTATATGGAACCTGGTACAGAGATTAAAGTAGATACTGATACAGTTTCATATGCATCTACTGACACAATTTATGCTGATACTTGGCCACATGTTGATACTCTGAATATTAAGATACCAGATGATGCTGGAATACCACTTCCTCAGAATTTTCTAGCAGATAATGATGATGCTGCTGCCCATCATTTTACTACACCAACACCTGGAATACAAAAAGATTGCAATAGAAAATATAAAGAAGATGAGTCCATCAAAGCTCTTCAGGATTATATTTCTACCACTTATGGTGGACATTATACTTCTGATAATAATGATGTCCAGACACTTGATCTTATTGAGTCAGTAGGAGATGCAGAATCATTCTGTAGATCTAATGCTATTAAGTATCTTAGTAGGTATGACAAGAAGGGACAAGCAAAACGTGATATACTAAAGGCACTGCATTATTCACTCCTACTTTATCACTTCAGTGGGCAATTAAATGAAACTCCGACCCGTGGTTATGAAACTTTCTGATATTACTCTTTCTCTTCTTAAAAATTTTTCCACCATCAATCAATCTATCTTGTTTAAACAGGGTAGTAAATTGCGTACAATTTCTGTAATGAAGAATATTTACGCAGAAGCATCTATTGGTGAGAATTTACCAAAAGATTTTGGTATCTATGACCTTAATCAATTCCTTAATGGATTAACTCTTCATAATAGTCCTGATTTAGATTTTACTAATGATGGACATGTGGTGATAAAGGAAGGTAGAATGCGTTCTAAGTACTTCTTTGCTGATCCTGGAGTAATTGTTACTCCTCCAGACAAGGAGATTGAGATTCCTTCTGTAGATGTTTCATTTGAATTGAGCACTAACCAATTAGATAAACTTCTTAAGGCAGCAGCAGTATATCAATTACCAGATTTTTGTGCTGTTGGTGGTGCTGGTGTAGTTCAATTGGTTGTTAGAGATAAAAAGAATGATACATCCAATAGTTTCTCTGTAATAGTAGGAGAGACAGATAAAGAATTTACCTTTAACTTTAAGATTGAGAATATTAAAATTCTTCCAGGTACTTATGATGTATCTATTTCTCAAAAGTTAATGTCTAAATTTGTAAGCAAGGATTATGATTTGAAGTATTATGTAGCATTAGAACCTGATTCTACCTTTGGATCATGAGATTAACCCAAGAAGTCATTGATAAGATTGCAGTATTAATGCAACACACCAAAATGAATGGTGAGACTAATTGGAAAGATGGGGATGATATAGATGTTTGTCTTGGAGGAACGTTTGCAGGAGATAAATTTATTAGTATAATAAACAGGACACGTAGCAACACTACTAAACAATGAACATCTTTGTGACTGACCCAGATCCTGTTGTATCAGCACAAGTATTACCTGATAAACATGTGGTCAAGATGCCATTAGAAACATGTCAAATGCTTTCTATTGTAGCATCAGAAAAGTGGGGTCGTGGATATGGTAAATTACCTAAGAAAGATGGCACACCATATGCAACTGACAAGGGTGCTTTTCGTAATCATCCTTGTACTGTATGGGCAAACGAAACAGTAGCAAATGCAAGGTGGTTAATTAAACATGGTTTAGCATTGTGTGAAGAGTATTCCAATCGATATGCAAAAATACATTCTTGTTTACATACTCTTGCATATGCAGATAAACTCTTTCCACTTGATGCAATTCATATATCAAAGTTGACACCATTTACTAGGGCAATGCCAGATGAGTATAAACATGACACAAGCATTGACACTTTTACTGCTTACAAGAATTACATTAGGAGCAAACCTTGGGTTGCATCTAATTATTTACGTGACCCATCCAGACAACCAAATTGGATTTAATTATGATTGATGATGATGTGAAAATTACTATCAACCTCAACAAGTTGGTAGAAGCAAGAGCAAAACTCCAAAGTCAATATGGAGATTACTCTGAGAAGATATGTAAGGGTGAGTATCTTGATGAAAATGATATTGATAGAATAGCATCTAAGTTAAGAGATACATTGACTTGGGATGTATTGTATAGTATGGTTGATGTAGCAGTATTAGAATATTTGGATATAAATGAAACTCATTATGGTGAGACTGCTGGTAATGAACCTGCTGCTACCTATGAGAAGAACAGACAACAGTTTAAGATGGTTAAATTAGAATCACCATCATGGACTATTGATGTTCCAGTGAGGAAAAAGAAATGAGATTCAAAGCATTAGTCTTTGTTAGATTGAGAGGTTCTGTATCTGATGCTGCTGGTAACGCAGTGATGAAAAATACTCATTTAGTTGCTCCTAGTCTCAAACCGCATTTGTTGAGGATTGGTAAAGCAATAGATTTTTGGTTTGATGCAGATACTGAAGAAATAGCAAGAAAAGAAATGGATCTTCTTTCTGATAGAATGCTTGCTAATACTGTGATTGAAGATTGGGAATATACATTAGAGGAAACCGAAGAAACTGGAATAGGAGACATATCTAAT